TAAGCCGCCGAATGCGCTTACAAACGAACAGCGATCAGTGTGGGTAGAGACGACTAATGCACGCCCTGCCGATTGGTTCGGGCGTGAGCAAATCCCGCTATTGGAGGCATATTGCCGTCATGTGGCATACGGACGGATGATAAGTGCTGAACTGGATAGGGCCGAGCCTGAGTGGTTGACAGATGACGATGGGTTGAGGCGGCATAAGACCCTACTTGAAATTCATGAAAAAGAGAGTCGTGCTATGTCGTCTTTGGCGACACGCCTGCGTTTGACGAGTCAGTCATTGCATGACAAGCGGGTGTCCGGACGTGCGAGCGACGGATTCAAGGGCGGAAACAAGCCGTGGCATGTGAGCGAATAGATTGAACATGTTAAAATAGACGAGCCGACTTGGTGCTGATAACACCACGCCGGCTCTAACCAATCTGACTATTAGGGAGTCTCATGGCTCAGTCCAGTTTAGCATTAAGCAAACGCTGCCCACGGTGTAAAGAAACAAAGAGCGCAGCCGAGTTTTCCAAGGGCACTGGCAACAGAGACGGATTGCAGTGGCGTTGCCGAGCCTGTTGCGCGGCGTATGTTCAGGCTAATAAGGCACAGTACCAAGCATCGTGGAGAGCGCGCTATGAGGCTAAAACTGACCACTACAAACAGTTAGCGGTTGAACAGCGCAAGCGTCTAGGCAAGGAAAAAGTAGCCGAGTTAAACAAAGCATACCGGGAGAAACACGCGGCTGCGCTGAGTGAGGCCAGTAAAACATGGAGATCAATTAACGCGGAATATTGTCGCGTGAAGCATCAACAATATTACCAAGAGAACAAAGAGGCGTTTCTTGAGAAGAGAAGACTGTATTGGGCAAACAATCCAGCCAAGGTTCTAGAACTGTGTCGTCGGCGGACGGCAAAGCAGTTGATGGCAGAGCCAGCATGGGCAGACCGGGCCGCTATGATTGCTCTCTATGAGTTGGCAATACAAAGAACGCAGGAAACAGGGGTGCCGCACCACGTAGATCATATTGTGCCATTGCAAAGTAAAAGAGTATGCGGCCTACACGTCCCGGCCAACATGCAGGTCGTGTCGGCGTCGGAAAATTGCAGCAAGGGAAATAGATGGTGGCCAGACATGCCGTAAAAACGCCTACGCGTGGGGAGCGAAACGCGGCGTGGATCGAAAAATTTTGCATGATCCCAGAAGGGAAGCTCGTCGGCCAGCCAGTTCGACTCAGCAACGAGCAGAAGGATTGGCTGCGTAAAATCTACGATACACCGACGCGGCGATTCATTCTCAGCATGGGAAGAAAAAATGCGAAAACGGTTTTCGCGGCTTTCCTTTTGTTGTTGCACACTGGCGGGCCTGAAGCCAAGGCAAATAGCCAACTGTTTAGCGCCGCGCAGTCGCGTGACCAAGCAGGAATATTGTTTCAGTTGGCCGCAAAGATAGTTCGCATGTCGCTGGACTTATCCACATATATCGGTATTCGTGATACTGCAAAGCAATTGTTTTGCGGCGAACTCGGAACCCTTTACAGGGCGCTATCTGCGGACGCATCAACGGCTTATGGTCTCTCGCCGGTATTCGTCGTTCACGATGAACTGGGGCAGGTTCGCGGGCCACGCAGCGAATTGTATGAAGCGCTGGAAACGGCGTGCTCGGCGCAGGAAAGCCCACTGTCCATAATAATCAGTACGCAAGCGCCGACGGATGCTGATTTGTTGTCGGTCTTGATCGATGACGCGCTTCTCGGAAGCAAGCCGAGCACAAAAGTAGTGCTTTATACGGCACCGCTCGACGCTGAGCCGTTCTCTGATGACGCGATCATGGCGGCAAACCCGCACTTCAAACTCTTTATGAATCAGGATGAAGTGCGCAATTCCGCAGAAGATGCGAGGCGCATGCCGAGCAGCGAGGCCGCCTATCGGAACCTAGTTTTAAATCAAAGAATTGAAGCGCGTTCCCCATTCATCAGCCGCTCAGTCTGGATGGACAACACCGGCTCGCCGCTTGATGACCTAGAAGGACTGGACGTATACGCCGGTCTTGATCTGTCGGAAACATCCGACTTGACCGCGCTTGTGCTGATAGCGCGGCACAACGGCAAGTGGACGGTAAAGCCGATCTTCTGGCTACCGGAACAAGGCTTGGCCGAGAAGTCGCGCAAGGATCGTGTGCCCTATGACCTGTGGGCGCAGCAAGGATACCTGCTGACGACGCCGGGCGCAGCGATCCGATACGAGTACGTGGCCGAGTACCTGCGCGGTATCTTCGACCGGCTGAACATCGTGAAGCTGGCATTCGACCGCTACAACATGAAGCATCTGAAGCCGTGGCTGCAACAGGCCGGGTTTACGGATGAAGAGTTGGAAAAGTTCGAGGAATTCGGGCAGGGCTATATATCAATGTCGCCTGCGCTGCGGAGCTTGGAAGAATTGTTGCTCAACAAGCAGTTGGAACATGGCGCGCATCCGGTACTGACGATGTGCGCGGCGAATGCGGTTGTGATTAAAGACCCGGCTGGGAATAGGAAGCTGGATAAGTCGAAGTCTACTGGGAGAATCGACGGCATGATTTCTCTTTGTATGAGTATAGGCGTTGCCAGTACCGAGATCGCCGAGCCGAAAGTCGAATTCCAGGCTTTTTTTCTGTAGCGCACGAGTACAACTGAATTACCAGAACCGGCCCAGTGCCGGTTTTTTATTGGGCAAGACGAAATGGAAGAAGCGGAGTGGACAGTCTTACATGCCTTTGAGACAAAGCGCGATGAACTATACAAACGTGTAGCCGAAATGATGGCAAAGGCAGTGGAAGAGGGGCGGACACTCGATATAGATGAAAGCAAGATATTCGACAACGCAGTGGATGAAATAGAGTGCATCGATGGTCATGCGAAACGGCTGAAACGATTTGCAAAACTTAGGGATGGAGAGAAATGAACCGCGCTTTCAGCAGCATTGAATTCAAGAGCATAGACGATGACCGGCGCACATTCGAAGGCATTGCCAGCACGCCTGCGACCGATAGGATGGACGATATCGTTGAGCCGTTAGGCGCCAGATTCAAATTGCCGCTGTCGTTCCTATATCAGCACGATAGCAAACGACCGATAGGGAATATCACACATGCCACTGCGACCGCAGACGGAATTCGCGTTCGCGGGTACATAGAAAAACTGGATGGCCCGCCAAGTCTTAAGGAACGGCTCGACGTTGCGTGGGCAGAAATAAAAGCCAAGTTGGTTCGAGGACTATCTATTGGCTTCAGGGGACTAGAAGAGGAACCGATCAAAGGAACATACGGCACGCGATACAAATCGTGGGAGTGGCTTGAGTTAAGCGCAGTCACGATACCGGCCCACCAAGATGCCTGTTTTACAACCATCAAGGCCCTCGACCACGATTTTCTCGCCGCGTCCGGCAAAGAGAAAGCCGCAGTCGTTCGCCTTGGCAAATCCCCCGGCGCTTCGGGAACATCAATTAAAACCCCGAAAGGAATACCTATGAAAACGACCGCTGAAATTATCGCGGGCTTCGAGCAAAAACGAGCCGCCGTCGTCGGCAGTATGACAACCATCATGGAGAAGTCCGCCGAAGATGGCGCTACTCTGGATGATGAACAAACCACGCAGTACGACGACGCTGCGACGGAACTGAAAACGATCGACGCGCATCTTGAGCGCCTGAGGAAGCATGAGCAGATCATGCTGACGAAGGCGACGGCGATTACGCACGAGAATACGCGCGACGAGACAACGGCTTCGAATACGCGCAGCAGCATCATCAGCGTGAAGGATAACCTGGAGCCGGGGATCAAGTTCACGCGGTACGTGAAGTGCCTGGCGATGGCGAACGGGAACCGGATGGAGGCGCTGGAGATTTCCAAGGGCTTGTATCCTGACATGCCGGCGCTGCACACCATTCTGAAAACTGCGGTATCGGCTGGCACGACGCAAGGTACTACATGGGCGAAGCCGCTGGTCGAGTATCAGACTTATGCGGGGGACTTCCTGGAGTTCCTGCGCCCGGCGACGGTCATCGGCAAGTTCGGGACGGGGAATATTCCGAATCTACAGCGCGTGCCGTTCAATGTGCACATCAAGGGACAAACCAGCGGAGGCGATGCGTATTGGACGGGCGAGGGACAGGCCAAGCAATTGACATCCTTCGACTTCCAAGACATCTACATAGGATTCACAAAGCTGGCGAACATCGCGGTAGTGACAGAAGAGTTGCTGCGGTATTCGAGTCCTGCCGCTGAAGGAATTATCCGCAAAGCGTTGGCAGATGCGCTTATTGCGCGGATGGATACAGACTTCATCGATCCGGCGAAGGCCGCAGTAGCGAACGTATCGCCAGCGTCAATCACGAATGGCGTGACGCCGATCACGGCGTCCGGCGGGACGATCGAAGCGCTGCGCACCGACATCTCGGCGTTGTGGAGCGCGTGGCTTACCAACAACCTCGGCACGGCCAATGCGGTCTACATCGCGGACGCCATCACCGCGCTCCAGATTGGCACTCTGCGCAATGCTTTCGGCCAACCCGAATTCCCCGGACTTGGCATCAACGGCGGCATGTTGGATGGTGTACCTGTCATCGTCACTCAGCACGTTCCGCGTGTGACGGCAGGCGGCAAGTTGATCCTCGTCAATGCCAGCGAAATTTATCTTGCTGACGACGGCGATGTGTCGATCGACATCAGTCGGGAAGCGTCATTGCAGATGGACAATGCGGCGACAAATAACAGCGTTACGCCAACCGCGACTACACTTGTTTCTCTTTGGCAATCAAACAGCGTTGGGGTTCGTGCCGAGCGCGCCGTGGGGTGGCAAAAGCGCCGAGCCAGCGCCGTGCAGTTCATTACGTCAACCGCCTATGATGGAACGTGATCCGTGGTAAAATGAGAACTGCTGCGGATAGGTTTAGCGACCGACACGCTGGCGACCTGAGCCAGCTTCCGCAGTCTCCAATCAGGGTTCACTACAGGAGTGAATGTATGGCGATTTTTATATATGGTCTTGAATGTCCAGTCGACATCGAAGTAAGGTATGTTGGAAAATCCAACAACCCAACATCACGATTGGCATCACATATAGCAGCGGCCCGCACAGGGCGCACCAATCATTATTGCGCGCATTGGATAAGGAAACTTCTCGCGCTTAACTTGTCGCCAAGGATCGTCATATTGGCCGAAGTAGCAAGCGGAGAGCTATGGCAAGAGGTTGAGCGACGCATCATTAAAGATGCCGTGGCGCGAGGCTGGCGACTAACAAACGCCACGCCCGGAGGAGAAGGGGCAGTGTTCTTGCGGGAAGAAGATCGCCGCAAGTGGAGTGAACAAAAGTCCGCGTTGATGCGTGCGCTAAACGCAGACCCGAATTTCATAAAAAGTAGCAAATCCAGCGAGGCCAGCGCAAACCGATCAGCATCGGCGAAGAAAAAATGGCAAGACCCAAAGTACCGCGAAAAGATGTTGGTCAGTAGCGTGACGCGGGAAAGATTATCGGCGGCAAAACGGAAGAATTGGGAGAATCCTGAGTACCGCGCGAAATTGCACATGGATGCTATGCGCCAAAAAGCTTCGGCAAACTCTCTGATGCGTAGCGCCGCATTATCGGCGGCAATGACCCAACGATGGGCCAGTCCAGACTTTAGAGAAAAAATGTCAATTTCACGATTGGATAGTCCAGGCCGTAGAGAAAAGATGTATTCGCCAGAGGCTCTCGCAAAGCGCGCAGCTACACGTCGAAACAATCCGGAATTAAAGGCGAAGATGGTCGAGGTGAATAAGCGTCCAGAAGTAATAGAGCGCCGCTCAATAGCAATGTCGGCAAGATGGGCGAACCCTGAGTACAAGTCCAGGCTTGTTGAAAGCGCCAAAAGACGTAGCATAGAAAACCCGTCAACCATTCAAGCCATCACTGCGGCTTCGCATACGCCTGAGGTGAGGGCGCGAGCCGCCGCAACGCTCAAAGCAACTTGGGCGCGGAAAAAAGCCGCAAAGGTCGCCGCCAAAGCCGCCGCCCAACAATAGTAGTCAGCCTTACCAGAACCACAAAAGCCGCCACGAGCGGCTTTTTTCATGCCCGCAAGCACCGAAAGATCATCATGGAAACCGTAAAACTCACCGCATCCAAGGGCTTCAAGTATCGCGGCAAGCCATTAAAGGTCGGCGATCCGTTCGAGGCGACGGCCAAGGAAGCGGCGCTCTTCAAGAAGACCCGCTTCGCCGCAGATGCTCCCCAAGCGCCGCCGCCTCCTCCGCTGGATCAACCTAAGCCAGATGAGCCGGAAGAAGAAGCGGCGATCATGGGCAAAGTGTCCACCAAAGACCTGACGGCGGAAGACGACGCTGACGACGATGCTCCTAGAACAAAGCGGAAATACACGCGGCGCGATCTGGAAGCTGAAAAATAGATGCGACTGTTCGGCCGCGAGCTGACCGTCACCAAGATGAAAGCCTTCGTACTCGCCAGCGGCCCATCCATGAACCAGCAAACCGCCGATGCGGTGCGCGGCAAGGAATTGGTGATCGCGGTGTCGGACGCCTTCCGACTTGCACCGTGGGCCGATGCCTTGGTCAGTTCCGATGCTGCTTGGTGGGTGGAGAATCAGGAAGCACACGACTTTCCTAGCCGGAAGTTCTCTGCGGCGCCGGTATTTGGCGTCGAGCGCGTGCCAGATGCATCGCTTGACAGCAATTCCGGGTTGCTCGCCATCAAGGTTGCCGTGTCTCTAGGCGCAGCGACGGTGATCCTGCTCGGCTACGACATGGGCGGTACGCACTTCTTCGGGAAGCATCTGGAGCCGCTTGAAAATACGACCGAGCATAGATTCAGGTCGTTTTGCAGGCAGTTCGCGCAGTATCACCCGGAAGGCGTCGAGATTGTCAATGCGACGCCGGGGAGCGCGCTGCGGGCTTATCCGTTGGTAACCATTGAGACCGTTATCCATTGACGGCATGCAAGGGCTTGGCGATGGGCTGTACCAGCGCGCCGTCCTGCGCGAGATATGCGGCACGCGGCAGGTGTACCTGACGACTCCCTGGCCACAGTTGTATGCCGATTTGCCGATCCGGTGCGTCCGTCCTGTGTCGCGCTTGCGCACTCAGCTGGCAAATATGGAGCGCGGCTATGCATGGCATTCGGTGCCGCGGGATGCAGAGCGCATGAGCATGCATTACGTGGGACGCCCAGGAAGCATTTTGGAGGCTCTTTGCAAGAGCCTCCGCGTCGAGGCCGCTCATCTGGACATAAGCGGGCCGCCGGTCGGCCACTCTCCGGTGAACGGGGAATATGTCGTCATCCGGCCCGCTACCGTGCGAACCGAGTGGCGCGCCGACGCGAGAAATCCCAGGCCCGAGTACCTGGCGATGGCTGCCGGGATTATCGGGGAGCGCTATACGGTGGTATCGGTCGCACATCTGGCAAATGGCAAAGAATGGGCGATGGAGCCGCTTCCTCCTGCCGATCTGGTATTCCATTCCGGCGAGCTGGTCATCGAGCAATTGCTCGCATTGATCGCCGGTGCGATCGCGGTCATTGGCGGGATTGGATGGGCGTTGCCGGCCGCGCTCGCATATGCGCGGCCGATGCTGCTGCTTTACGGTGGGTGGGGCGCTTATAACTCGCCAGACCGACTCTTTGATGGCCGCATTGATTCGTCGAAGATTGATGGTGTGCTGCCGGATAATTTCTGTGGATGCACGAATGCGCTCCATGCATGCGGCAGCGCTGTTAGCGACATTGAGGAACGAATTGACCGATTCGCTAATCGACTCTCTGGGAGTGCAACGGCTACGATGGCTGCCGGAACTCAATCTCGGGTGGTATCCGGTGGCAGGACAGTCATCGACCTATGACAGCGCCTATTGGGAGCGCTATCGGGCGATGGATATAACGCCTGTAGGCGCCATGCTAACTGCCTTGCGTATCGGATTGGTAAATTCGTTTTATTCAGGTCCGATCCTCGATATAGGTATCGGCGGCGGAAAATTTGTTACTGACCGGGCGGAGACGGATGGCTACGACGTGAATACTGAGGCTCGCGCGTGGCTGATGAATAGAGGAAAATTCCGCGATCCATATGTGGGGCGTGTGGCGGCTATAACGTGCTGGGATTCTCTGGAGCATATCGACAATCCAGGCTCGCTCCTGCGGAATGTCGATAGATTCGTGTTCGTGTCGATCCCGATCTTTCTGGATGCGGCGCACGTGCTCGTCAGCAAGCACTATCGTAAGACCGAGCATTACTGGTATTTCACGGCGCCCGGCTTGATCTGGTTCATGGATCAATTTGGTTTTGGATTGGCTGGGTCTAATGTAATGGAGCAGTCTGTCGGACGCGAGGACATCGGCACGTTCGTGTTCGAACGCGTGGCGCGCTATGGGGCTTAGAGCGGGGCGGTTGCGCCACAAGGTACAGATTGTCGCGCGAGTGACCGGGTGGAGGTCGGCGGCATGAGCAAGCGTGTGGTGATTGGGGATGCGACGCTTTATTGTGGAGATTGCATGGAGATGAAATCGAGGAGTAGATGCGTTTTTTCGGCCATGATCTGACGATAACCAAGTCAGCACCTACCGGCCTGTCCGTACCATCCTATAGCGGCTCCGGGGGATGGTTCGGCGTAGTCCGCGAAGGCTTCAGTGGCGCATGGCAGCGCAACATCGAAGTCGAGTCGCGCGAGAACATCCTTGCGTTTTCTGCGGTGTATGCCTGCGTGAGCTTGATAGCCGGCGATATATCCAAGCTGCGGCTAAAACTCACGCGCAAAACGGGCGATGGCGTGTGGGAAGAATTCGACAGTCCAGCGTTCAGCCCAGTGCTACGCAAGCCGAACGGGTATCAGACGCATATTCAGTTTGTCGAGCAGTGGATCATCGCCAAGCTCATACATGGCAACGCCTATATCTACAAAGAGCGCGATGCGCGCGGCGTGGTGACAGACCTGTATGTCCTCGACAGCCGGCGCGTTCGTGTATTGGTCGCCGACGATGGCGGTGTCTACTATCAACTGAGCCGGGATGATCTCTCTCAGGTTGGCGATGGTATGACTGTTCCTGCGAGCGAGATCATTCATGATCGGATGAATTGCTTTTATCATCCGCTGGTCGGCGTAAGTCCTATCTCAGCGTGTGGTGCGTCGTCTACGCAGGGGATAAGGATACAGGCCAATAGCGCCAAGTTCTTCGAGAATATGTCGCGGCCAAGCGGACAATTGACGGCTCCGGCGCGAATCGATGATGAAACGGCGGCACGCTTGAAACGGGAATTCGAAGAAGGGTTTTCAGGCAGCAATCTAGGCCGTCTATTCGTCAGCGGGAACGGGTTGAAATACGAGCCGATAGCGATTCCGCCGCAGGACGCGCAATTGATTCAGCAATTGGAATGGACTGGCCGCGATGTGGGCAACTGCTTCCATGTTCCGTTGCACAAATTGGGGATCGGACAGCCGACGCTGAACAACATCGCTGCGCTGAATCAGGACTATTACGCGCAATGTCTGCAAAAGATCATAGAGGACGCAGAAGCTCTTTTGGATGAAGGGCTGGCGCTTCCTGTAGGGTATTCAGCCGAGTTCGACCTTGAAGGTTTGTTGCGGATGGACCCGCCAGCACGGGCAGAAGTGAATGAGAAGGCAACGCGCGCAGGGATCATGACGCCGAATGAGGGGCGACGGAGTATGAATCTGCCACCTGTGACGGGTGGTGACACACCCTACCTTCAGATGCAGAATTATTCACTTAGCGATCTTTCCAAACGTAGTGCTTTGCCCAATCCGTTTTCCGCTGCTATGCCTACGCAACAGAATCCATCTATACCGCCGCCGACACTGCCGGGAGACGCTACTGGCAAGGCTCTTGCGATAGATATAGAAGATGAACTGGAAGCCATAATGTTGTTCGCAAAGACGGACTTGAGGAAAGAATTGTGTCTGCCATACTAAAAAGTTGCACTAGCTGCAAAGTGGCGAAACCGCTAGATGAGTTCAATAAGAATCATAGACCATGCATAAAGCCAAATCGTAGAGGCCATGGTGTTATATCTCAGTGCAAGGCATGCTGTAGCCATCGAGCCGATCCAACGCTGCGAGGCAGACGAGAGCACATAGCAGCCTTAGTGGCGCGGCAGTTGAAAATGTGCGGCACCTGCAAACAAGGATTACCTCACTCGGCATTCCATAAGCGTGTCGCATCGGATGATGGACTTGCATTTGCATGCAAGCAATGCATAAACGAGAACAGCAAGAAATGGCGGGAGGCGAATCCTAATGCAAGCAAAGAATGGGAGAAAGCGCATAGCGTGGAACGGCTTGCTTATCGCACTCAATGGCGATCTGAGAATTTAGAGAGTCGTAAAGAATATATGGCTCGATGGGCAAAAGCCAATCCCCACAAAGTAAACGCGCTAATCGCCAAGCGCACAGCGGCCAAGTTTCAAGCCACAGTATCGTGGTCAAACCAATCCGCCATTGAAGCCATCTATGCAGAGGCAACGCGCCTGACGCGGGAGACTGGCATTCGCCATGAAGTAGATCACATCGTACCGCTTCAAGGAAAAATCGTCAGTGGATTGCATTGGGAAGGCAATCTGCAAATCATGACGAAGAGCGAAAACATCGCGAAGTTGAATCGTTACTGGCCGGACGCCCCGACATGATCGAAAAACAAGAGATTTCATCTTTGATGAAGGCGGTCGCCGGAGTAGTGCGCGAGTATGTCGATGGCAAAGCCGATCCACTAGGCACCCGTCTTGCCGACTTGGAAACGCGCATAGAAGAAGTCTCAAAGCCAGATCGCTTCAAGTCGTACCTTGACGATTCATTCGATGCGGCGCGCAAAGAAAATGTTGGCTTTGGCGACAAACTCGGCGGCATAGAGAAGCGGCTTGATGCCACTAACGCGGCCATTGCCGGTGCCGTAGAGCCATTCGGTGTTCGTCTCGCGGGCTTAGAGGCCAAAGTCGAAGAAGCGGCCAACACAGAGCGATTTCGGCCATTCCTTGAATCTGCTCTGGATGCGGTGCGCAAGGAAAGCGGCGCGGTCGATGAGAAATGGGGCGAGATCGAAAAGCGGCTGGAGTCGTCTGGTGCGGCCATTGCCGACCTGATTGATCCGTTGGAACTAAAACTTGCAGGGCTGGATGCGCACGTCAGGAATGTTGTTACCACTATTCCTGCCGATCGGTCGGATGAAATTGCCGAACAAGTGCGCGTCGCACGCGAGGAAATCGCAACGGTCGGCAAGAGAATCGACGGTTTAGAACCGCGTCTTGAAGGAGTATCCAAAAGCGCGATCGAAGTGGTAACGCCTATTTCGGAAAGAGTCATTCGCTTAGAGACGCGCTACGAAGATGTAAAGCGTGACGCGATTGAGGCCGGCATTGCCAAGGCGATCAACGACTTCTCAGGAAAGGAAGTAACGCCGCTGAATGGCAAGATCGGCATGCTCGAAGCGCGGCTGGAGGATATTGCAAAAACGGCTGAAGCAGTTAATCCTTTGACCGGAAAGATCGATGACTTGTCGGCACGATTCAGCGAAGTCGCTGCGGCGAATGATGCGCGACACGAACAAAGCCTGAAGTCGGTAGAGGTTGCAATAGTCGAAGCCGTAAAGCAACTGCCTCCTCCTAAGGACGGCGAACACGGCAAGGATGGTGTAAGCGCATATCAGCTCGCGGTAAGCAAAGGTTTCTCTGGATCGGAGGACGAATGGCTAGGATCGCTAAAAGGACTCATCGGAATCAAAGGAGATGCAGGCGAATCTATCATTGGGCCAAAGGGCGATCCTGGTAAGGATGCCGAGCCGGTTGATATAGAGGTTGTCGTCAAGGAAGTCGTTGCGCAAATTCCGGTGCCGAAGGATGGGAAAGACGGCAAGGACGCAGAACCAGTCTCAGATGAACTGATACGCGCTGAAGTTGCGAAGGCCGTTGCGGAAATCCCAAAACCTAAAGACGTGGCTCCTGAAGTTGTTGCAGAGATGATCGCCGCTGAAGTTCGAAAAGCGGTATCAGAACTGCCAAAAGCAAACGATGGGAAAGACGGTTTGGCAGGAAAAGATGCGGAGCCGGTAGATGTCGAGAAGATTGTTGGAGATGTTATCGCCAAGATGCCTGTGCCGAAGGATGGCGAGCGAGGCCCGCCCGGAGAAAGCATTGTGGGGCTTAAAGGTGATCCAGGGCGCGAGGTGCCTATAGAAGTGGTCTCGGCGCTGGTCGCTGGCGAAGTGGCAAAGGCGATAGGGTCTATCCCAAAACCTGAGAAGGCGCGGGATGGCGAAGATGGCCGCGACGCGCTGCACATAGAAGTGCTACCCACTATAGACACGAGCAAGAGTGTTCCACGCGGAACATTCGCAAGTCACAACGGCGGGCTATGGCGAGCCGCCAGAAACACTGATCCAGGCGACGATCTGCACCTGTGCGGCTGGCAGTCACTTGTTGAAGGCTTCCCCGAAATCGAGATTGACCAAGGTGAGGATTTACGGACGTTCACGCTGCGTGCGGTGAGTTCTAGCGGTCGCAAGATAGAAAAACTGTTTTCGTTGCCGGTGATGATTGACCGTGGAGTGTTCAAGTCAGAAGCGGCATACGTTGCCGGTGATGTTGTGTCATATGGCGGGAGCATTTGGATTGCGCAGCATGAAACGAAAGATACGCCCGGAATGAGCGACGGTTTTCGGCTTGCTGTCAAAAAAGGACGTGATGGAAAGGATGTAGCGCTGTTATCACCTAAGACGCAACAACAGGTAAGGTTAAAGTAAACCACTAGAGGAAAATCATGAGAATCAAAATCATTGAAAGTTTTCGCTCAGACAAGGGCTATATCTCATCCGGCACAGAGCAGGAAGTTGATGATGACGCAGGTATGAAGCTCATTCGCGGCGGTGTTGCTGAAGAAATCGGCGTGAAGCCAAAGCGGGCGCGTAGGGCTGAAGCGCACGGGATAGAAGAAACCGACACAAGCGAAGGCGACGCCGCTGCGAAAGATGCGGCATAGCGCAGGCCGCTATAGGAATGTAGGAATCAGGGGCCACGCGGCCCCTTAGTTTTTTAGAGATGGAAAAAGGCGTGGCCGAATGAGAGACGTTAAAGCCTACATGCGCGCTTACTACGAAGCGCATAACGCTCCAAGGGCGCTCTGTGAGCGGCCTTCATGTTCCAACCAACTTGCGTGTTATTCCTGCGGCGGAAAACTTTCGCAAGAGTTATCGTTACGCTGCATAAAGGGGAATTAAAATCGCATCCTATGTGAAATTTAACGCCTTCGTCGAAAACCAGTGGAATAGCAAGATGGACTGGGACGCCGACGTATTCAAGGTGATGCTCACCAACACCGCGCCGGTGGCTACGAACAGCGTCAAGGCCGATCTCACCGAGATCACGGCGGGTAATGGCTATACGGCTGGCGGTACGGCGACGACGATTACCACGAGTCGCACGACCGGGACACTTACGGTCAGCGGCACGCAGGTAGTATTCACAGCCGCAGCAGGCACGATAGGGCCGTTCCGTTACGCTGTGCTGTACGACGACACCATTACGACGCCAGCAGATCCGCTGGTATCGTTTTGGGACTATGGATCGTCGATCACTCTGAACGACAGCGAGACATTCACGGTAATGTTCTCTTCGGCAAGCCCAGGTTCAATACATACTGTGTCTTGATATGGCATGTGTCTACTTATTAACTACGAATCACAAGAAATGCTATATCGGCATGACAAGCACGCCTGTTGCCGAACGATTCAGAAGCCATTGCATGCTGTCCGGAAGAAAAAATAAAGCGATCCTCTGCCATAAAAAAGGCGTTCTCAGACCCGGAAACAAGAGCAAGGCTAGTAGTTGCACAAAAGCGTGGGAATGCTGATCCTGCCGTGAAAGCGAGGAAGTCTGAAATCATGAAACAGCGAATGGCAGACCCAGAATACCGGCGAAAGGTGATTGAGCGGATGTTGAAGGCGCGGGGCATTGAGTACGTGGTGGCTCCTGAAGCCGTTACCATTTCCTAAAGGGACAGCCCACATGGACTACCGAACATTGCAAACCGAAATACTGGGAGGCCAGCAAGCGTCAGCCTGCGCGCCGTTTGTCCACACCAACATCATGCCAAAGATAGGCGCAGCTGAGGCGGCGACGAAGGATCAGGCCATCGCAGACATTCTGAATGCGGTGCCGGACACGATCATTGCCGACGCGATCACGGTCGAAGCGTTGTTCGACGCGCTGTATCAAACTGGTGATTACGCCTTGCTGAAGGCGGCGCAACTCGGCGGCGATGTGGACGCTGCGGTAGCGTTCGCAATGATTAACGACGCTCAGACATTGGGCGGCGGGCGCGTGCATCTCAACGCGCAAACGACGACCGGGCAATTCAGCAAAGTAATGGGTAAAGGGCTGATTACGCCGGCTGGCATGGCGGCGATTCAAGCCAAGGCCGTGACGGAAACGACGCGGATGAAGAAACTATTCGGTGCTGATGTTACTGCGGCGGATGTGAGCCGGGCAGTGCGTGGGCCTTGGGGAGATGAAGGATGAGTTTGACATTAACGCAGATGGGAACCTTGCGTGCCTTGGCTGACGCTGATCCGACCGCGCACGATCTGGAATTGGCGGGTGACGACGTAGCGCTCGCGGCGTGGTTCAACGTGGTCGATCCGGCTTATTGGGTTTGGCGAACCAGAGTCACTGCCAGAGAGGTAATGTCAGATGCAGCGTTCGACTGGACGCGCGTGGACAACCTTACAGTAGGCAAGGCGCGGATTTGGGATTTGATGTTCAAGTACGGAGACATTGACGCGAGTAGCGGAAATGTACGAGCTGGCATCGATGCCGCGTGGATCGGCACTGCCGCAGATTTGGCAGTCAAGGCATCGGTGTATACGAAGTGCAAGCGCAACGCGACGCGCGCGGAAAAGGCGCTGGCGACCGGTAGCGGAACGAATGCCACTCCTTCTGTGATGGGCTTCGAGGGGATGATCGACTACGGTACGGCTTCGCAGATTCGGAGTTAAGCATGGCCTCATCTGTTAACGAATTCCAGATTTTGTGGGCAGCGGCAACCAGCAAGACGGTATCTGCAAACACTATCCAATGGTCTGACGCAGTGACGCTCAATATAGAGGATTGGGATGCGAGCGTTCAAGTCAACGCAGACAACGCTGGCACTCCGGCGAGCGGCGATACTGCCGACGTATACGTGGGATGGAGCGACGGTGACGTTCTAGGGGACAGCGGTAACGACCACGATTCCGACGAGCACTCCGAATTCGTAGGCCGGCTCGACACCTACGGCGCCAATACTCCAGGCGAAGACCCGGCACGCAAAACATGGTCGCTGATGGTGAGCGGCAAGACGGCGCTGAGAATCGGTGTTATTTGCGCACAAGCAGCGACGCGCAATATTAGCGTGCGCGCCAGACTGAACACCCATCGCCCGCAATAGGAGACATGCTTGGCCGGTATCCTGATTCCGCGCCGCGCGATTTGGACGCGCCAGCCGCCGTTCTTTCTCCAGGCGCCATACGCAAGAGAACTAGGTTTTACCCACGTCTGGAATTTCGGCTCGGGTGAACTGCTTGCGCGGAATGCACGCGACGGAAAATATCTTCTTACCCCGACCGGAGCTATAGGTCTCAATCCTGGAGGCGGTGGGATCGGGGCGAAATTTCCTGGATCGATAGGGAATCGATTCGAGATAGTTGGCAATCCATTTGCTACATCGACTGGCACATGGTTGTGGGTCGAGAGCGGCACGCAGACATCAGCCGGCGGCGGCGTGCTGGTGCAAAGTCGATGGGCCACGACCGGAACCAGCGCGCAAGGCGGTTTGCAAATCCGCTTCGGCGGGACAGACATTACTATTCTCAAGGCCGAAGTTGCTGGCATCCTTACCGCGACCGACGCGAGAAGCGATTCCGGCGTAGTCAGTTGTGGTGCATTTTCAGTTGCCGGCAACAACGGCAGGCATGTGATTTTCGCAAACGGCAGGCAGGCGGCAGAGGTAACACCGACAGTCACTTATGTCCACGGCACGTCGGCTATAGGCTCCGAGAACAGCGGCGCAACCGGCCACATATCGCTGTCCAGCACTGTCTATTTGCTGGTGTTTGCGCCGGTAGTCATTCCAGACCCGATCATTGCGCAGCTCACGTCGAATCCGTGGATGCTGTTTCAGGCTCCGACAAGACGGATTTGGATACCAGGAAGCGCCGTCGGAGTTACGCTTTCCGCATCTGCTGGCTCTTATTCGGTATCAGGCCAGAGCGCGGCGCTGAAAAGCGCCAGGCAGATCGCATCGACGGCAGGAGACTATAACGCAATAGGGCAAGTTGCAACGCTGGAATATGGGCGAGCATTGCCAGCGGCCTTCGGTGCTTATAGTGTCGATGGACAGACAGCAGCGGTCGTTGCGGCGCGTAATATTGGAGCGGCGGCAGGAAGCTACGGCGTAGCAGGGCAGGACGCTGGACTGACAACATGGCGGGTGGTGTCCGCAAGCGCGGGCGCATACAGCCTCTCAGGAGCTAATGCGGCTCTTGTGTCAGTGCGGCACTTGCCGGCCAGTAGTGGCACGTATGCGAGCGCCGGACAAAGCGCGGCGCTGCTTACTGGATTGCGACTTGGCGCAAACGCCGCGAGTTATGACCTGACGGGCGAGAGCGCTACGTTCTGGATCGCGCGCGCGTCAGGTCTGGAAGCTGGAAGCTACGCGATTGCCGGTCAAGGCGCGATGCTGGTGTACGGCACCGCAGCCCAAGTGCTTGCCGCAGCACCAGGGGTGTTCAGTGTAAGCGGGCAAATCGCTTCGCTGGCGAAAACGTCGAAACTGTCGCTGGCCGCTGGCACGCATGCAGTCGCCGGGTCGCCAGCCGCGCTGCGGATAAGCCGGATTATTGCAGCAGCAGCAGGCAGTTATGGAATCATCGGCAGTGCAGCATCGCTGAGTATCCGCGCGGCACAGGCCGTGCTCGTTGCGAGTCCCGGATCATTCAGTCTTACCGGGCAGAGCGCCGCAATCAAGGTTACAAGACGGCTTGCGAGTGGCAGCGGATTGTACGCCGTCGCAGGTCAGCAGAGCGTTCTCAGACGCACGGCCTTGGTCAACGCGAATGCCGGAGACTATTCATCAACCGGCCAGCAGGTAACGTTTGCGTACTACCGCAGGATAGCAGCGTCGTCAGGCAGTTTACTGGTAACAGGGGCGGCGGCTGATCTTGTCAGAACCGTCGTGGTATCCGCTTTCGTGCACGGCAATCGCCGGGTCTTCGAAATGAGCGGGCGAAAGCGCGTCGTGTTGGTCAAGCGTGAGTAGATGTGGAATCTGTGCGTTTATATGGTGCCGAATTCGTGAACTAGGCGTTTCGCGGCGAGATAAGCGTCGTGAGCTTGTTCTGGGGACGAGAAGTAGCCGAGATAGATGGGCGTCTTGTTAACCACGATACGCGCCATCCAGCCGTTGCTCTTCTGGAACGCGCCGAGCAAACCGCTGCCTTGGTTATTGCTGCGCGCCTTACGTTGATTTTGAAGGTTTTGCGACTTAGTTGCGCAGCGCAGATTCGACCATTTGTTATTTATTCGGTCGCCATCGCGGTGATCTATCTCTGCGGCAGGCCAGCCGTAAGTCATGTAGAGATAAGCAAGGCGGTGGGCGTAGTACCTATAGCCATCTATGCCTATTTGGATGTAACCGGCAGAATGACGAGAGGTAGCAATGGCCCCTGCCTTGGCAGACCAATGATCTATGCGGCGAGTAAACAAACCGGTTTCTGGATTGTAGTAAAAAAGTTCGCGGAGACGTTCCGCTGTAAGATTGGCAGCAGCCATGAAGCGTTCCTTCTCAGAAAAGGTGCGGTTGTGGTTAGAAGCCGGCTTGCGTTCGCAGCGCTTGTCGGCTTCGCTATTTTAAAGCATAGACGACCAAAATGCTTCAAAAACGAACCTCAGAAACATGGCCCTATGACTTTGATTGTTCGCTCCTTCTTGGCAAGGATGAGGTCATCACGGCAGTCTCATCGGTAACTGCCGAGCCGACCTTGTCAACGGCCCTTACGTTCGGCGTGCCCGTGGTAAACGTGGTGCCGGTGCAGTATCCGAATCGGACGGCAGCAGTCGGTAAGGTGATCCAGGTAGTAATAGGCGGTGGTGTAATCGCCGCCGGCTTATCCCATCAACGCTGCACGATCAGGCTGAAGTTTACAAAGTCGCAGTCTGCCGGAATCGGTGAAGCGACCGCTTATCTTGATCTTGTAGACACGCCAACGCCGCCATGACTATTCAACTCGTTTCAGCTCCCATCGTAGAACCTGTAAGCCTTGCAGAAACAAAAGTCGCGCTGCGGGTAACTGGCGATGAAGAAGATGAGTTCATTGCTACACGTATCGTGGCGGCACGCGAGAAGGCTGAACATGAGACCGGACGCGCGTTCATCGCGCAGACGTACCGACTGGTGCTCAATGCGTTTCCGGCTGATCTGTGGTTTGCCAAGGCGCCAGTGCGAGCGCTATCGTCGGTCAAGTATCTGGACAGCGAAGGAGTATTACAGACGGTCGCACCGACCGATTATGTTACTCATCTATGGAGCGATCCGCCGCGTATCGCAGTGGCTAGGGGGGTGACGTGGCCGACGACTTCGACGCAGACTGGAGCGGTCGCAATTGATTTTCGCGCGGGCTACGCAGTGCCAATCACAAGCGACGCTGGCGCAGATACGATTACGGTGCCGGAGTGGGAGGCGCTTGGCGTCGGCTATCCGGTGCGGCTGTCGAATGTGGGCGGCGTGCTGCCGTCGCCGCTGAAGCCGAAAAC